AACTAAATTAAAAAGATTAGACACATCATTCTTTGCACATTTTTATCATAGAGATATAACGCTTATGGTTAATCAAGCGCTTCAATCATCATTAAATAAATATTATGACGAATTCTTTGTAATAAGTGGAATACACTTAAACTCTAATGAAGTAAAGATACAAAAGACTGAACCTAAAGGTGGTTATCACGAATTTCATTGTGAAGCTGACAATCCAGCAGTATGCAATAGAATATTAGCTTGGACTTTGTATCTTAATGACATACCTGAAGGCGAAGGTGAAACAGAATTTTTATGGCAAGCTACCAAAATAAAACCTAAAGCTGGGTTGTTATGTATATTTCCTGCTGGGTTTACTCATACACACAGAGGCAATCCTGTATATTCAACAAGTAAATATATTGCAACAGGTTGGTTTACAATTGCGCCCTAAAAAGTGCAAAGTATGTAAGAATGTATTTGAGCCAACAAAACCACTCCAACAAGTCTGTGGGTTTGAATGTGCATTAGAGTTAGCTAAAGACAAAAGAATTAAAACCGTCAAAAAAGAAGTAAAAGAAGCAAAATTAAAATTAAAGAGCCGATCAGATTGGCTTAAAGATACTCAAGTAATATTCAATAAATATATTAGATTAAGGGATCAGAATGACGGTTGTATTAGTTGTGGGTCAACAAGTGCCTCATCATATCATGCAGGCCATTACCGAAGCATTGGAAGTGCAGGACACCTTCGATTTAACGAGCATAACTGCCACAGACAATGCGCAGCCTGTAACACCCATTTATCTGGCAATCTCATCCGCTACAGACTCGGACTTATTAGAAAAATTGGAATGGAGCTTGTTGAAGCACTCGAATCTGATAACGGAACAGTAAAGTGGTCAATAGAAGAAATAAAGCTACTCAAGGTTCAATTTTCTGCTAAAATAAAAGCTCACGAGTCTAATAATTCGTGAAAATTTAGCTAAATTTAAGATTAAAAGGAAATTATCATGGGTATGGAAGATAAAGAAGTATTTAAGTCAGGTGCATCAGGTGAAAAAGTGCCTAAAGGCGTTTTAGCATCAGATACATCAGGCGAAAGAAAAGCACCACTTAAAGGCGGCGTTGCAATGGGTAAGGCAGATGGACTTGGCTTACGTGAAGCTTCACACGCTGGTAAAAATGATGGTCTTTTAGGTGAACTAAAAGGTGGCGCTAAAGAACATGAGTGCTATTCACATAAACGTGTAGAACACGAACAAGATAAGATGTAATAAAACGAAATCCCAACCAGCCCTAGCCTGATTGGGAGTTTCTAACCAAATATTAATGGAGGTAATAAGTGGCTGTATTAAATTCTAAAGAAATTTGCAAGTCTTGTAAATTCTTTTCTTTTGGCGATGTATTAGGATCATGTCATCGCTATCCTCAAACTTACAATAAACATGAAAACGATTGGTGCGGTGAATACATCGAAGATCAATCACGCATAACTATTGAATTTGTTAAACATGAGATCAAACTTGATATGAAATCACATCAAGAATCAAAAGCGAAAGGCAAAAAGAAATGATTAGACCCTTTGCAGACAAAATCCTAGTAAAACCTATTGAACGTGAAGATAAGTCAGCAATCCCTGGCTTTGTTTACGCTGAAGAATACAATACAGGTGTCGTAGTAGCAGTTGGTTCTGGTAAAAAGATTAAAGAAGGTAAATATGATATTATGCCTGTATCTGTAGGTGACCAAATTAGATTTGGAACTATGGGTAAAGACGAATATCTTAAATTTCAACCTGTTATGGATAATGGCGAGAAATATCTCATTATGTCATGGCAAGATGTAGCGTTTATAGAGGAAAAGGAATAAAATTATGCCACTAAAAAAATCAACAAGCCCTAAAGCGTTTAAAGAAAATATTAAGGCAGAAATTAAAGCTGGTAAACCACAAAAGCAAGCAGTTGCAATTGCTTATGCGGTTAAAAGAGAAGCTAAAAGCAAAAAAAAGTGATTGTTTATAAAACTATTGATTTATTTGGTTTAAGAAGAAGGTGTATAAAAACACGATCAATAAACTTTAACACTAGACTACATAATCGCATAAGACGATACAGACGATTATGGTGGTGGCACGAAGAACAATGGAATCAAAGACATAACATTAATTAATTTAAAAAAAGTAATATATATTACACATTAACCAAGGAGCAAATCATGGCCATTAAGTTGGAACTTGAAATCAAAGAAGCAGAATTAGTATTAGCAGGTGTTTATAAACTTCCTATGGAAATTGCAGAACCTTTAGTAGCTAAAATCAAAGGTCAAGCATTACCACAAGTGCAAGAACAATCTACTCCTGTAGAAGTTACGCCAGCAGAACCATTGCCTGAAGAACCACAAGTCTAATGCAAATCGAAAAGAGGTTGCTATCGGACTTAATTCCGTATATCAACAACTCTAGGAAACATTCAGACGATCAAGTTACGCAAATAGCGGCTTCGATTAAAGAGTTTGGATGGACTAACCCTATATTAGTTGATGGTGATAACGGAATTATTGCAGGTCATGGTCGTATTATGGCGGCTAAAAAGCTAGGCATGACTGAAGTTCCTGTCATTGAATTAGCACATCTATCCAAAGAACAACGCAAAGCATTAATCATTGCAGACAATAAACTAGCTTTAAACTCTGATTGGGATACAAACCTATTGGCTATTGAGTTACAGGATTTAAAAGATTTGGACTTTAATCTTGATTTAACAGGGTTTAGTTCTGAAGAATTAGATGCAATATTAAATATTGTAGAAGAAACTGAAGGATTAACGGATGAAAATGAAGTTCCTGAAATCCCTGAAGAACCTAAAACAAAACCAGGCGACATATATCAATTAGGCAATCATCGTTTAATGTGTGCAGATTCTACCGACATTGAATCTGTAGAAATGTTATTGGAAGGAGATGAAATAGACTTTTTATTCACAAGTCCACCCTATAACGCTGGCGATTCTGAAAAATTATCAGGAAATACCCATACAACAGATAATAAATATGGGATGTATCAGGATAATAAGTCTAAACACGAATATTATGACTTATTATGTGGATTTACTAATGCTTGGATACATTTTACGAAATGTATGGTTGTAAATATTCAACAATTAGCAGGAAACAAGATTGCTGTCATAGAATATCTAAATCAATACAAAAATAACTTTATTGACATGGCTATTTGGAATAAAGGACACGCAGCACCAGCAATGGCAGAAAAAGTTATGAATTCATGCTTTGAATACATGATATTCCTATCGCCACAAGAAAATCCGTCACGAGCAATACCTTCTGCACAATTTAGAGGCACAATTAAGAATGTATATGATGGCGCACCCAATAGAAACAATGAATTCTCTAAAGTTCATGCAGCAACATTTCCTATTGATCTTCCTGAATGGGCTATCACATCTTTTACAACAAATGGTGCTATTGTAGGTGATTGCTTTGGAGGAACAGGAACAACAATGATTGCTTGTGAAAAGATAGGAAGAAGAGCAAGATTAATGGAACTAGACCCTAAATATTGTGACGTAATCGTTAAACGCTGGGAAGACTTTACTGGTAAGAAAGCAGAATTAATACAAAATGACTTATAAAAGATGGTTTATTGTATTTAAGCACGATCACTCGCCATTAGATGAATGTATATTTACACATAAGGCTAAAGCATTGGATAAATTAGATACTTTACCTAACAAAAACAAGCTAACTGTGGCTCAATTAGAGTTTACAATAACAAAGATAGTAACATCTTGATTAAAAAGACATTATTTTAAACACTTTACGCCAATAAAAAGATGCTAGAACACGTTCCTACTGATAAGACAAAAGAGCAAGTATTAAGCGCTTCAGGTTTAGGATTGCCTCAACTGCAAATAGCTGCATTACTTGGCATATCTGATGTGACGTTACGCAAACACTATGAGAAAGAATTAGCTGTGGGGAAAGCTACTGCGTCTGCTAACGTAGCTAAATCTTTATACAATAAAGCAATAGCAGGTGATACGACTGCTGCAATATGGTGGACTAAAGCTCAAATGGGTTGGGGTGAAACCAATACCACTAAATTTGGCAATATTGACGGAACGCCATTAGAAGGCATACAAGTTACATTCGTAAAACCAAGTGAATGATGAGCAATTAAAGAGCGCCCTAGCTGACGTTCAATTTCCCTATAAACTATCCGTTCTATTTGACAAAGCGAGATATAAAGTCTTGTATGGTGGCCGAGGCGGTGCAAAGTCTTGGGGTATTGCGAGAGCATTACTTATTCAAGGCGCTAAAAAGCCATTAAGATTCTTATGCGCCAGGGAGTTTATGACTTCTTTAAAAGATTCTGTGCATAAGCTATTATCCGATCAAATCAATGAAATGGGATTAGATGGCTTTTATGAGATAACACAAGCAACTATTCGTGGGTTAAATGGCACAGAATTTGCCTTTGTAGGACTTAAAAACAATGTAGCCAATGTTAAATCATATGAAGGTATAGATATTTGCTGGGTAGAAGAAGCGCAAACAGTATCAAAAACTAGCTGGAATGTATTGATACCGACTATCCGTAAACAAGATTCAGAAATATGGATAAGCTTTAACCCTGAATTAGAATCAGACGAAACTTATCAACGATTTGTAGTAAAGCCACCTGAAAATGCAATAGTTCAGCGTATTAATTGGCAAGATAACCCATGGTTTCCTGAAACCTTGCGTATGGAAAAAGATGCGTTAAAGAATCGTGATCCTGCTGCATATAATAATGTATGGGAAGGAATGTGTAGGCTTACAGTTGATGGCGCTATATTTGCCAATGAAATGAATATGGCAGAACTACAAGGCAGAATTACAAGAGTGCCTTATGACGCTACAAAGCCTGTTCACGCAGTCTTTGACTTGGGATGGGCAGATCACACAGCTATATGGTTTGTGCAATTTATAGGCATGGAAACAAGATTAATTAATTATTTGCAAGATACGCAAAAAACTATCAGTCATTATTTGCAAGAACTGCAAAAATTAGGCTATGTTTACGACACTTTACACTTACCACATGATGCAGAAAGCAAAAATATTGCGTCTAATGGTCGTTCTATTGACGATATTGTAAGAGCCGCAGGATATAAAACTAACATTTTACCTAGAGTTCCTGTGGTTGATTCCATAAACGCAGCAAGAACCATATTCAGTTCTTGTTATTTTGATAGAGAAAATTGCGCAGATGGGTTACAATGCTTGCGTCACTACCGATATGAAGTTGATCCTGACACAGGTCAATTTAGCAGAACGCCACTCCATGATGTTTATTCACATGGAGCTGACGCATTTAGATATATCGGATTAATGATTCAAGACAAGAAAGAACGTAAGACTCAAAAACAAATTTACACTCCTGGCGCAAGCTGGATGGGATAAAACATGGCAAGAATGAAAAAAACTCAAGTTGTTGATAATGACCCAAGAATCCAAGACGCTATTCAATTCTTACAATTTGCTAATGAAGCAGACCAAATGAATAGAAGTGAAGCATTAGAGGATTTAAAGTTTGCAGCAGGTGACCAATGGCCTGTAGAAATACAAAATAGTAGAGTTTTAGAAGCAAGACCATGTTTAACAGTTAATAAAGTTGATGCCTATTGCAGACAACTTACTAACCAAATGCGTCAACAACGCCCTCGCATGAAAGCGCATGGCATGAATAATGAAACAGACGCAAGAATGGCCGAAATCATTTCAGGTATCTTCCGTCATATTGAAGTCCAATCTGATGCAGACCAAGCTTATGACAAAGCTGGTGACTTTGCAGTCCGTATGGGTTGGGGATATTGGCGAGTAACTACAGACTACGTTAAAGACGATTCATTTGACCAAGAAATCTATATTAGAGCTATTGATAACCCTTTTACTGTTTACTTTGACCCTAATTCAGTCATGCCTGATGGATCAGACGCAGAAAAAGTATTGATTACCACAGTTATCTCTAAAGACAATTTCAAGAAAATGTATCCCAATGCCGAAGTTGAGCAAGGATTCACAATGCGAGGCACAGG